GCTATATTCGGCAAGGCGCTGGAGATAGCTTTTAACAATGGCGCAGGGCAACGGGCCCCCCACCTAGAAGCGCGGGTAGAGGAGCTTGAGATGGCCTTGACCAAGAAGGAAGGCGAGCTGTACCGGTTGGCCGAAGAATTTAAAAAGTATCAACAACAGAAGGAGAGCAAATAATGGTTCAACAAGTCACTGTATTTAAGCCTGAGGGCGTAGATTCTGACGAGTGCTATGAGACTCACGAAGAAGCTGCCAAGGTCGAAGCCAGAGCGGCAAAGCAGCCCCTCGTAGATAGCTTCCTAATGCACTACCAAAAGGAGCATGACTTCTCTGCAAAGCACATGAGTTCGATGCGTAACCTGATGGATGCGTGGGTTGTTTATGAGCATGAGACCGTACCTGAATGGTTAGGCTGCAAAGACCATGTACTAGTGGCCGAAGCAGATGCCAGTTAAGGACACCAGCTCTGGTGGGGATAATGACTACTGGCTGGTAAAAGTCCCTGACCCCAAACGGCTAGACCCCTATGAAGCTGAGTGTGAGGACATCATTGAGGCCTTAGACATGACCTTCGCAGAGGGTAACGCATTCAAGGCTATCTGGCGGAAGTGTGCTGATCGTCAGGGTAATGGTAAGCCCGGTGACAACCCGCTGCGTAATGCCCAGAAGGTTCGCTATTATGGGAGCCGGATGGAGGTGCAGGAGGAGCGGTTGATAACCAACGCCACTCCAATACTGGCGGGGGGGGCGAGTCATGGGTAAATAACATAGATGGCGGTCGAAGCATAACCAAGAGCAGAGACTGCGAGTGATCTTAAGATCAAACGGCGGCGGGGGTAGATAGATAATCCCCTAGAGTGATGTCCAGCCCTATAAGGCCCTTCCAGTCATTGGCGGGGCCTTGTTATGTAACTACACTCTATAGGGACTGTAGAGAGCAGCTAAGTGCCTGCTACCTGCCTTGTAAGGTGTGCCATTAACCTCCTGATTTGTATTGACACGTTCCCCTATGGTACAAAGGCACCCTCGACACCAAAAACACCTGAGACCCATATACTAGGCAGCATGGAGGGAGGCACCTATGGCAGTGACGAAAGTACCCAAGCAACAGAAGGTAGACTTGGTTGGGGATATGACGCAAGACATGCAGACCCTAATAGAGGACTACAACACCACGGGAATGGCCGATGCAGAGAAGGCAGTGGTAGCCCGATTCCTTAAGATGAATGACGAATCCCTGCTTGACTATGTGCCTGACCCTAACAGCGCAACCAAGGGACACAACCGGATAAGCAGATCAGAACGGGACGCACGGCTAGTGCTAGTCCAGCGCCTAATGATCAGAGGCGTAACCCATCAGCAGATGGCAGAGAAGCTCGGCGTCAGCCCTAGGATGGTTACTAAGCTGAAAGTCCAAGTCCGTGAGCGCCTTAAGTCTGAGGTGGTCAATATGGACTTCGGTGCTTATGCTGGTGAGACCGTCTGCTTCTACCGTGAGCTGCGAGGTACAGCTATGATCATGGCGGGTACGAACAACCTTACCCCGAGAGACAAGATGACAGCCATGAACACCGCCTTAAGGGCAGATGAAGCCATGCAAAATTTCTTCGATAAGTGCGGCGTGTTTGATGCCATCAAAGGAAACAACACCCTCAGCCAGTCATTCAACGATACCAAGTTACCTGACGCTGACCGCACCCATGATGTGGTGGCTGACACTATGGCCGAGATAGCCATGAACCTGAAAGCAGCAGCCAAGAGCGCCCACAAAGCCAAGAGCGCCCAGCAGCTATTAGACGGCCCTTCTGCCCATGGGTAGCATTGCCAAGATGGACTCAGGCCATCTGCTAGAGCACCTGAAACAAACCGTAATACCCAAGCTAGGAGACTGCGAATACGCGGCGGCATTAACGTCCGCCATCATCGCCTATGAGACCGGCGATGACTTCATGAGTCTGACCTACCTGCTGATGCTAAAGCGATACCCCGTGGGCATACGTCAGTTCTGCCTAGAGGCCCCTTATCTCAACATGGGGGACACCGTTTACGACTTCGTGCTGAATAGCGTTGAGGAGCTGAATAACCCGCTAGGGAACCGCATGGGGCTCCAATATTATGAAGCAGTATTTACCGGTGGGATCGGGACGGCCAAGACAACCCGCGCACTGATAACCACCGCCTACCAGTTATACCTTTTGAGCTGCTTCCATGATCCGCATAAGGTCTTGGGTCAGGACAAGTCATCTGAGATCCTGTTTATCTTCCAGTCCCTATCCGCAGGCGTGGCGATGGATGTGGATTACAAACGATTTCGCACGATGATAGAGAACAGCGAGTATTTCAACACCACGTTTCCCTACCGTAAAGATCTGGCGAGCAGGTTGGTCTTCCCGCACCGCATAGAGGCCAGACCAGTCTCAGGCGAGGTCACGGCTACCATTGGTCAGAACGTCTTTGGCGGCGTGTTAGATGAAGTCAACTTTATGCACAGGGTAGAGAGTTCAAAGAAGTCATTGCACAACGGCACCTTTGACCAAGCGCGGGAGCTATACAACTCCATCAGCTCACGGAGGGCGTCACGGTTTATGGACTTCGGCATAACTCCGGGCATCTTGTGCATGGTGTCATCTAAGAACTATCCGGGGCAGTTTACCGACATGAAGCGGGACGAGGCCAAGACTGACAAAGGCATATACTACGCTGATGACAGGGTATGGGAGGTGAAGCCTGATGACTTTACTGATGCCCGATTCCAAGTATTTCCCGGTGATGCCGTCCGCAAACCTTTCCTACTGTCTCCTGAGATGGTGCTGACCAAGTATGAGCAGTTGCAGCTTATCAGCGTCCCTTACGAGTTCCTTAACAAGTTCAAGGCAGATATCTATGTGGCGCTCCGCGAGGTTGCAGCGGTGTCTACCATGGCCAAAAACCCCTACATACCCAACGTGGAGGCGGTCAGTGCTTGCTTTGGTAAGGTCAAGAGCATCCTGTCCACGTCAGTATCGGATTTCCGATCTTCGACAGTGCAGATCCTAAAGCACAATATTCAAAAATCTCTGACCCCTCGCTACGCCCATATTGACTTGGCAAAGACAGGGGACGCGGCTGGGGTAGTCATTGGTCACGTTAAAGGCTTTGAGCTGGTAAACAACGAGGGGATGGAAGCCTATTTCCCTACCATCAGAATTGACTGTACCCTTAGGGTGCCGCCACCGCCCAACGATGAAATCAACTTCGCCAAGATCCGCAAGATCATTGTGCTGCTGAACCAGTTGGGGGCGAACATTAAGTGGGTCAGCTTTGACTCCTACCAGTCGGTAGACAGTCAGCAGATATTACGAACGCATGGGCTGAAGACTGGCACCGTGTCTATGGACACCACCAGCGTCCCGTATGACACACTTAAGACGGCTATGTATGAGGGGCGGGTGCTGCTGCCGGAAGATGATTTCCTATTGACCGAGCTTATACAGCTAGAGCGAAACACTAAGGGCAAGATTGACCACCCACCTCAGGGCTCTAAGGACGTTGCTGACGCCTTGGCTGGGGTGGTCTTCGGCCTTACAACCCGAGCAGAGATATGGGCCCTGCATGGGGTGCCAGTCAACCAGAGCCTCGTAAGCGCGGCCAAGAAGATGAAAGCTGAAAGCGAAGATACTGGATCTGAAGTCACGACCTGATTTGATCTTAATGTCAAACCTATGGAGAGAGAGCATGAACGCAGTAACACACTATGAGCACCGGATCGTTAAGGTCAAAGATCTGATACCGTATGCCAATAACAGCCGCACCCATACCAAGGAGCAGATCGAGCAGATCCGAGCCAGTATTCGGGAATGGGGCTTTACCAATCCTGTATTGATTGATGAAGATTCCGGCCTGATCGCAGGGCATGGGCGACTGATGGCAGCGGCGGCTGAAAAGATGAAGACCGTACCAGCGGTTGTCCTCACAGGCCTGACAGAGGCGCAGAAAAAAGCCTACATCATTGCAGACAACAAACTAGCCTTGAACGCTGGCTGGGATCTGGACATGCTGGCGGTGGAGTTGGAGGATCTTCATGATCTGGATTTCGACCTAGGGCTTATGGGGTTCGAGAACTTTGAGCTGGTAGATCTATTGCCCCAGCTAGGCGAAGACTACCCCTCTATGCCTGCCGAGCCAAAGGAGCAAGCCGCTGACAAAGGCGAGCTGGTGCAGGCCCTTAGCACATCTCTGGGTAAGCCTAAGTTTGAGGCGGTTGAGGGTGGTCATTATCACCTAGGGCCTCGGGTAGTCGTTATGGTTTGCAGCGTCATCAAAGACCACGCCATCTGGGCCCCTAAGCTCAAGGAGGGCCAGTTGTTCATACCTTACGCAGGCATCTTCGCAGCCTTAGCAGACGGCGAGCCTGAGCTGTTTATCGTCCAGCCTGACGCCTATATAGCCAGCGTCCTGATTGATGCTTATGTGGAAGTGCATGGGGATACGGAGGTGATTCATGTTAACGCCTAAAGATGTGAAGCGTACCTCAGGCGTCTGGGATAAAGATGTCTCGCCTGTCTATTTCCAAGCGCAGAAACCGCCTCAGCCATTGGTGAACAAAGGCCTATTCAAGTTTGTGCTGGTAGCCCTAAACAACATCCGGGGCGAAAAAGATATGGAGGATCTGATACGGGAGACCAAGGAAGACAACCTAGTTCTGTTCATTGACTCTGGTGTATTCAACTTGGCAGCGACTCACGCCAAGCTGCACAACATACCCCTATCTACGGCCCTAGATCTGCCCCCTAACGAGGTAGACGGCTTCGATGATCTGATGGTTCGGTACAAGGCCATGATCAAGCGCCTCGACGGGCTGATGTGGGGCTACGTTGAGATTGACCAAGGGGATACCAATCAGAAGCGGATTAACCGGAAGCAACTTGAGGATGAAGGGTATCGGCCCATACCCGTATTCCATGCCTTAACAGATCCCATGGAATATTTTGACGAATTGGCGTCCCAGTATGACCGCATCTGCTTCGCCAACTTGGTTGAGGCCTCACCTAGCCTTAGGCGGAAGCTGCTTCAGTTTATCTGGGAAAAGAAAAAGCAGTACCCTCACCTATGGGTGCATGGGCTAGGCCTGACGCCTAGTGCTATGACCAACGCCTACCCGATGGATAGTTGTGACTCCTCAGCATGGATCTCGGCTATCAGATGGCCGACATGGCAGCTACGCTCAGCCAACGTGCCCTTTGGGTATATGCCGGAAGCCTTCCGTTATGATCAGCGCAAGGAGGACAAGATTGACGACATATACTACAACTACCGAACTCTCTGTATGCAGAGCTATTTCAATACTCTGAACATGACCAGATTTACCAAAGACCTTGAGGCTGTGGGCCTTGAGCCCATCCAACATCCCACTTTTTACGGGGAAGCCTAATGACTAAAGCACTGGTGGTATTATCAGGAGGGCAGGACTCGACTACCTGCCTGTTCTGGGCCCTGCAAGCCTTTGACGAGGTGCATACCCTGACCTTCGACTACTCGCAACGGCACTCCCTAGAGATCGAGGCGGCTACCGAGGTTGCTGAGATGGCAGGCGTGGTCAGTCATGAGGTGATCAGGCTGGGGCCGGTACTGGGAGGATTGTCTCCCTTGACGAATCCCGATCAGGATTTAGAGCAGTACGATGATTATGAAGCCATGGACGCGATTATAGGAGACAGGGTAGAGCTGACTTTTGTACCGCTACGCAACGCCTTTTTCCTAACCCTAGCAGCCAACAGGGCCGTAATTAAGGGCTGCACCAACCTTGTTACCGGTATCTGCGGGTCAGACCTAGCTAACTATCCTGACTGCCGTAGCTCGTTTATATCAGCGCAAGAGGCGACCATAAACGAGGCCTTGGGCACAGATGACTTCCAGATCCACACCCCTCTTTCGGAGTTGGATAAAAAGGGGATAATAGAGCTGGGCCAGAGTCTTGAGGGTTGCTGGGAGGCGCTGGCTTACACTCATACCTGCTATGCCGGTGTTTACCCACCTTGCGGACGCTGCCATTCTTGCGTATTAAGGGAGGAGGGCTTCCGTGACGCGGGGGCGGTAGATCCCCTATTAGAGAGAGCAGCATTATGAACACACCTACTTCAGCCGTAGCCGTCATGCCTAGCGTGGCAGGCGTAGCCCACCCCGTGGCCGCGCATCTGATCAGCAAGGGCTTAGAGACACCCATGCACCCCACTGACCTTAGTCAGCAGGAAAAGCAGGAGCGTATCCAGCACCTGTTTGGAGGGATCATGCAGGTGCTCGGTCTTGACCTGACAGATGACAGCTTACAAGACACGCCTAAGCGGGTGGCCAAGATGTATGTGAATGAGGTCTTTGGCGGTCTTAACTACGACAACTTCCCACGTATTACCTGCATTGATAACAAGATGAAGGTGGATCAGATGGTAGTGGTAAATGATGTGGACGTAAGCAGCACCTGCGAGCACCATTTTGTCACTATTGACGGCTTGGCTACGGTGGCCTATATCCCGAAGGGTAAGGTGATTGGTCTGAGCAAGATTAACCGCCTAGTGCAATTCTTCGCCCAGCGCCCTCAGGTTCAGGAGCGTCTGACCCAGCAGGTTCGGGAGTGTCTTAGCTTCCTGCTAGGCACAGAGGACGTGGCGGTGCATATCTCAGCCAAGCACTATTGTGTGAAGGCCCGAGGCGTCCAAGACTCTGGCAGCTATACGCAGACCACCAGCCTCGGCGGGGTCTTTAGGGACACCAGCACCAGAGCCGAATTTTACAGCATGGTTAACAGCTAAGGAGCATCCATGAAACCTATCATTGCAACCCGTTACCACGACTTCTGCATGGGACACACTGTCACTGGTCATGAAGGAAAATGTATCAACCTGCATGGGCACAACTACCGCATTACCTTCCATTGTCAGGCTCAGGCCTTAGACGAGCTGGGGCGGGTAATTGACTTCAGCGCTATCAAGGCGACCTTGTGCGAATGGGTAGAGGAGCATTGGGATCATCGCTTCATGATATGGGCCCAAGACCCTAGAGCAGAGGGCGTCCTGTCTATGGATGCCAAGGCTTTCACGGTGCCATTCAACCCAACGGCGGAAAACATAGCGGCCCACATGCTGGAGGACATAGCCCCTACGCTATTGCCGCCTGAGATCGTGCTGGTCAAGGTGGAGCTGGAAGAAACCCGTAAGTGTGGGGTGACTTGTGAACTATAGCGTCAACGAGATCTTCCCAAGCATCCAAGGCGAGGGGGCCTACACAGGCACCCCTTCTGTGTTTGTCAGGTTGCAGGGCTGTGATGTCGGTTGTCCTTGGTGCGATACCAAGCACACTTGGGACGTGGAGCCTAGCGACATCATCCCATCCGCCAACATGATAGCCAAGACGGGGGACGCCCACGGCTATGCTGTTATGGATCAGTTCGAGCTATTCGAGACCATACGAGCCTACCGTATCACCCATATAGTGATCACCGGCGGCGAACCGCTGCAACATGACCTAAATCCCTTGATCAGGCTGCTGCTAGAAGCAGGCAACACCGTGCAGTTAGAAACCAGCGGTACGCGGCCTCTTGACGTTCCAGCGGGGACGTACATTACGGTGAGCCCTAAAATTGGTATGCCCGGTGCGGCTGACTTTGATCCGTTGACTCTGCAAGGGGCCAGCGAGATCAAGATGCCTATAGGGCGGGACAGAGATCTGGAAGCCCTGCTGGCAGTCCTCTACGCCTCACCAGTAGCCGAGCCGCTGGTATATCTGCAACCATTAAGCCAGAGCCCAAAGGCCACTGACCTGTGTGTGCAGGCGGCTATGGAGCACGGCTTCAAAGTTAGCATCCAGATCCACAAATATCTAAAGGTTAGGTAGGTTACGAAACATACGGACGCACGTAGCGAACGTAACCTACCGTAAGGCCCGTAGCCTCGTTTGATCTTAAGATCAATCGGGGTTTTTTAGGTTTGCTGTATTTGACAATCGCCTTAAATATAGGTTATGATGGTCGTAACTTAATCAAAACACGGAAGGCGACCAACATGAAAAACCCAATTGAAGTAGCAGTAGCCCATCTACGTGACTCAGCTATCGAACGCGCCAACATTGAGGCCCATGAGATCATTGCC